GTGAAGCCGCAGAAAAAGCTGAGAAAGCCAAAAGACTTAAACGTAAAGAACAAATTGTTAATATTTGTATTAGCATCGGTTTGGGCATTAGCATTCTCTCAGCCATTGGCTTGGTAATATACATCTTCTACTGGCTCAGTAAACAGTAGGTCACTTATGTGGTTATTATTTGCAATCCTAATTCAGTCTGATGGCTACGCTGTCTATCCTCAAGGGCCATTTGCAACAATGGACGAGTGCTTTGAAGCCCGTGAGTATTTCATGGCAACAGCACCACAGCCTAAGATTAACTACGATGCTATTTGTATACAGACGGACGTAACAGGAAATGCCTCATGATTGGGTTAGTCACAGCTATCACGAACTTGGCAGGTACATGGGTCAGTGCCAAGGCGGAATCAACCAAGGCCACCGCAGAGGCCAAAGCCACCGCACTGAAAACAGCGGCACAGTCCACAGCGGATTGGGAACGCATCATGGCAGAGGCATCAAAGAACAGCCTCAAGGACGAGTGGCTAACAGCAGTTTTCAGTATACCTCTAATTCTTGTGTTTATACCAGATATGGTTCCACATATACAAGCAGGGTTCACAGCTTTGAGTACCTTGCCTGACTGGTATCATGAGATACTAATGGTAATTGTCCTTGCGAGTTTTGGTGTCAAGGCCGGTAAGGGAATGATGGAAATGATAGGGAAGAAATAATATGGCAATGTATGGTAAAAAGAAAACGACTAAAGCCTTCAAGACCTGTGCAGGTTGTAAGAGCAAGGCTAAGTGTAAAGCCGCTAAGAAGTGCTTAGGCAAGGCTAAGAAGTAATGCCTAAAGGACTCTACGCTAACATTCACGCTAAACGCAGACGGATTGCTAGAGGCTCTAAAGAACGTATGCGTAAGCCCGGTACTAAAGGTGCTCCAACAGCGTCTGCTTTCCGTAAAGCCGCTAGAACAGCGAAGAAGAAGAAATGATTAAGAAAACCTACGGTGCTGTACTGACAGGCACTCCACAGACTGTGTACACTGTACCGACAGGTAAAAGCGCACAGTGGGTGCTAATGTACATTACCAATACCAGTGGCTCTAATGGAAGTGTAGAGGTTGATTATTACAGTGCGGCACAAGACTCTACATTTTCTGTCCTTGAAGGTTACACGGTAACAAGTAAAGATTTTCTTCAAATTGGTGGAACAATCAATTCTTTTATTATGATGCGTGAAGGTGACAGTATCTCTGCATTTGCAACACAAGGAATGACAATGCTTGTGTCGTTGATTGAAGAAAACAACATCGTTCAAGGGGGCTAAATGCCTAAGTCTAAAGACCCTAAGTTAGCCAGAGCAGGTGTCAGTGGGTACAACAAGCCTAAGCGTACACCGGGCGGATCTAAGAAGTTTGTTGTAGTTGCTAAAGAAGGTGATAAAACTAAGACGATTCGCTTTGGTGATCCTAACATGACAATCAAGAAAGCTCAGCCTGCTAGACGTAAGAGCTTTAGAGCACGACACAAGTGCGACACCAACCCGCCTAGTAAACTGACAGCACGTTATTGGTCTTGTAAGAAGTGGTGATTTAATGGCTCAAAACTTTAATCAGTCAACTGTTGATTCTGAGGAAGATTTTGATCTTGGTACGGTTATTGAAATCACCTACCCAGATACACCACCTTCTTACGATCCAACAGCACCTGAAGGTGGCGATGGCACTGAAACATATCAGGGTGGTGGTATCGCAACACCTACTCCACCTGCAGGATGGGATGCTAACGCTTATTTACGAGCAAACCCAGACGTAGCCGCCGCAGGCGTAGATCCTTTACGTCATTATCTTGACTATGGGCAAGCGGAAGGCAGACCACTTGCACCAGTTTCAACACCTCCGCCAACTTCAAGCGGATTTGATGGTGCGGCCTATTTAGCCGCTAATCCTGATGTAGCCGCCGCTGGGCTTGATCCTTTGTATCATTGGGAAACTTATGGTAGAGCTGAAGGAAGACGACTACGCCCTGCAACACCTTCTAAACCTAAAGCACCTGCACCACCTGCGGCTGATGTTGTTTATAGCGCCAATGATCAGACATACAACATTAACTTTGATGACTCATTACAATACACCCAAGACCAATACAATCAAATTAATGAGTTGTTATCGAGTGGTAATGTAGAGCTTCCTTCTACAGGTGGTACATACAATTTTGACACGGATATTATCCAACAGCTTTATCAAGCACAACAGCAATATCCTGATCAAAAAATGCTGTTGTCTGAAGAATACGGATTGCTTGTTGATGCACCGCCTAGTATTTATTCATTCATGGCAGAAGACTTCGGCCCTGCTTTTGCCAATTCAATTCTAGGAAATTTAGGTGGTCAGGTAGCAGGTACTGTTGCATTTGATGTTTTCGGTGCTCCAATTGACCCGACAGGTATTGCACCTAACATTGTATATCAAGGCGGTAGAGCCGCAGGCACTGGTGCTTTATTTGGTAAATCCACCTTTGAAGCTAAAGTGTGGCAAGACCCTACTACAGGCGAGCCAATTATACAACAAACATTAAATATTGGTGGTGAACCTGCAAAGACATTATTTACTTCCGAAACAGAGTTTCAACAAAAACGTCAAGAAGAACTAGCACTTCAAGAAAAATATAACACTGCCGATTATTTTCCTCTTCCGACGAATATTAAAAAAGAGGTGACAGGCAAGGAAAATCCTTCATGGCAAGATTATGTCAACACTGATTTTGATTTAGGGCAAGTTGTGTTTGATTCGCTAACAGGCAGTCAAACACTAACAGAACTTCCTGAATCCACACAAGACATGGTGATGTTAGGGACAAAACTTGCTCAAGGTGATGATCCTCTTACAGCCCTTATTGATGTCTATGGTGATGATGTTGCAGATACTCTTGGCTTAGAAAAAATTGCGAATGATTCAATTGATGCTATGTTTGATCCACAAGTAGCAGAGTGGATTAAATCTAATCACGATCTTGCAAAACTAGGTGCAGACGTTGTAGTTCGTGGCAAAGATTTATCTGCGTCAATTCGTGATCGTTATGGTGATGACTTACTTACAGCTTTAGGGGCTGAAACTAAAACTGGTAAAGCCGCAGGTATTGCAGGTTTAGACTTTGCAGTCAACCTAGATCAAGGCATGGATCTTGCTCAGGCCACTGGAAAAGCGTTATATAGTTTCTTTGACAATGGCGGAAAGTTATCTGATTTAATTTCAGGTGAAGGACTATCTTTTAATTTACCAGAGGTAGACTTACCTGCTTTTAATATAACTAACCCATTCAAAAGCCTTTTCCCTGAAATTAATGTTGACTTACCAGATGGAATTGATTTATCAGGAATTGATTTAAAAGGTATTTGGGACAATCTTAAAGGCAAAATGCCAGACGGGATTGATTTTACTTTTACATCAGATCTTCTTAATTTTGGTTTTGAAGTCCCGCAATTATTTGAAATGGGCTTTGAAATGGAAGATTTCGATTGGCCTGCCATTAATGTTGGTGATTTGTCATTAGGTGATTTTACAAAGTTTAATATTTCTTTACCAGACATCGAAGGCTTTGGTATTAACTTAACAGATTTAAATATTGACATTCCAGAAATTGAATTTCAATTAGCTTTGTTAGGTGAACGTATTCCGGGTGAAAGAGTTGTAGGAGATGAAATAGTACAGTCTTTGTCTTCTGAATTTGATTTCTTACCAGAAGATGAATTAACATTTTCTCGTCAAGTATTAGAGCGAACTGTTTAATTTTATTGAAAAACGTGGTATAATATAGTTATGACCTATTTAAATTTAGTAAACGCAGTTCTGCGAAAACTCCGTGAAGAAGAAGTTACCACTGTTGATGAGTCAGATTACTCAAAACTGATCGGTGATTTTGTCAACGATGCAAAACGTCTAGTAGAAGATACTTGGGACTGGACAGGCCTACGTTATACATATTCAATCACTACAACTATTGGTGATGGTTTATATTCATTAACAGATTTTGGTGTACGTTCTAAAGTATTGTATGTCCACAATGAAACACGTAATAGTAAGGTTCTTCAAGAATCACTACAACGCATTCGTCAGTTAAATTTAGACAGCAACTCAGCTACAGGGCCGGTGGCTTACTACGCAATTGATGGTCTTGATGGTAATGGTGATGCACAGATTCGTTTTTATAGAACACCAGATTCTGTAGAAACATTTAGCGTCTACACTGTAAAGCGTACAGCAGATTTAAGTTCTGACTCAGATTCTATTTTAGTACCTTCATCGCCTATTATTCAATGGGCATACTCTTATGCATTGCGTGAGCGTGGTGAAACAGGAGGTCAATCAGCATCAGAACAGGCTGTTTTTGCTAATCAAGAACTATCTAATGCGGTAGCTTTTGATGCAGGTTTAAGCCCTGATGAGACAATCTGGACAACATCGTAATGGCTAAAGAGCTACAAAGCATTGCAATTCAGGCTCCGGGTTTTTACGGGTTAAATACTCAAGATTCTCCTACTTCATTGCCTGAACAGTTTGCATTGGTTGCTGAGAACTGTGTTATTGACCAATTTGGACGTATCGGTGCTCGTAAGGGCTGGGCATACCAAACAACCACTGGTGGAGACTCTTTAGTCTCTATCGGTGAATTTATTAAGTCTGATGGTACAACAGAAATTATTTCTAGCAGTGCTACAGCAATATACAAAGGTACTACAACACTCACAGACATTACCCCTGCATCGCACACGGTGTCAGATGGTCTATACGATCATGCTACTTTAAACGGAGTACATTTTTTATTTCGTGAAGGGTCTGATCCTATTTACTATGATGGGACTACTTGTGATGAAGTTAGCGCACACATCGATTACAGCGGTACAGTACCTGCTGGTAATATTGTGCAGTCTGGATTTGGTAGACTCTGGGTTGCCAAAACGTCAGCCAATAATTCAACAGTATATTGGTCAGACCTCCTCACTGGCTTTAAGTGGGATACAGGTTCGTCAGGTTCTATAGATGTATCTAAGGTATGGCCTGACGGCTCTGATGAGATTACTGCATTAGCCGTACACAACGGTATTCTAGCAATCTTTGGTAAACGTCAGATTTTATTATATTCTGGGGCAGATGACCCGGCAACAATGAAGATAGCTGATACTGTGGTAGGTATCGGTTGTATTGCTAGAGATTCAATTCAGGTTACTGGGACAGACTTAATATTTTTATCAGACTCTGGTGTTCGTAGTCTTAAACGTACCATTCAAGAAAAATCAGCTCCGATGACTGATATCAGTAAGAATGTACGTACAGAATTGACAACATATCTTTTGGCAGAGTCTCAAAATATTTTTTCTGTGTACTCTCCTGAAGAGGCTTTTTATTTATTACATTTGCCTACAACAAATATTACATACTGTTTTGATATGCGTACACCTCTACAGGATGGAGCACATCGAGCAACACAGTGGGATAGTATTCAGCCACAAGCATTTTGTAGAACCCGTGATGGTGATTTGTTACTTGGTAAGACTTTAGGCATTGCAAAGTACACAGGATACGACGATAACGGTTCAGCTTACCAGATGGCATACTTCACTAACTATATTGACTTTGGTGCTCCATCAAATCTAAAGCTACTTAAGAATTTAAAGATTACGGTTATTGGCGGTAGCGCAACAGACATTGTACTTAACTGGGGTTATGATTATTCTTATAACTATAAGAAGAAAAGATTTACACTCTCTACTCAAGTCATTGCAGAGTATAACATTGCAGAATACAACATCGGTGAGTTTAATGCCGGTGTTTTAGTAAACCGTCCAAATGTAAACGCAAGTGGAGGCGGTCAAGTTGTTCAGCTTGGTATTGAAGCAGAGGTCAATGGTGCTCAAGTTTCAATTCAGAGGCTGACGGCTCAAGCAACAATAGGAAGGACTATCTAATGTCAAACTATACTAAGACAACTAACTTTACAGTCAAGGATTCTTTGGCATCTGGTAATCCTGCCAAGATTATCAAAGGTTCTGAAATTGATGATGAATACGACGCAATTGCAACTGCGGTAGCAACAAAGTCTGATACAGCATCACCTACATTTACAGGAACTGTGACAGCTCCAACAGTGACAGTTACAGGTACACTCACAGCAGGCACAATTGATGGTGGTACATACTAATGGCTGATATTGATTTAGCAGGATTGTTGGGTACTGCAGGTCAGGCGGCATCTGCGCTTTTACCTTACACTATGTCAGGGGAGCAGATTGATTATTTAAAATCTACAGGTGCTGATCTAGCGTCCCAAGCAACGACTTTAGGAGAAACAGCGGCTGAAGAGGCTCGATTCACTCCATTCACTGTGACAACTGGCACAGGAACTACAACGATTGGTGAAGGCGGTGCAATAACACAGGAATTAGCAGAGACTCCAGCGGCTATACAGTCTGGTTTAATGTCACAGGCTTTCGGCTCTATACCTAATATTCAAGTTTCTCCAGAACAATTATTTGCACAGCTCACTGAGATGCGTAGACCTGAAGAAGAGCGTCGTCGATTAGAGCTTGAGAATAGGCTTAGAGCACAGGGACGACTAGGCGTACAGACTGGTATGTTTGGGGGAACTCCAGAGGCTTTAGCATTGGAAAAGGCTATTCAGGAACAACAGTCTGCTGATATTTTAAGTTCGCTTACTCAAGCTGGGACACTAACCGGGCAGAATATTACAAATCTTCAGGGACTATTAGGTGCGGCGTATACACCAGAAACACAGGCTCTAGCGGCTCTTACACCAGCGGCACAGTTCTCTAACATTGCACAGTCTGCAGGTCTTGGTGCTTCTGAGGCTCTGTACAAAGGCGGTATTGCAGGTCTTGAATCTCAAGCGGCGGCATCGACTGCGGCGGCATCGCTGGAAGGCCAGCGTGTACGTGCATTGGCTGATGCATTGTCAGGCTTCTTTGGTGCTGAGGCCACAAAAGGAGCAACATCACCTTATCAGCAACTTTTAGCGGCTTTAGGTATTGGTGGTGATAGTTCTCTAACAGATACTATGGGATCGGTATAATGGCAGTAGCTCCTAAATCAATGATTCTTGATATGCTGAAAACCCCTCAGCAGGTCAGAGAAGAACAGCTTGCAAAGATGCGTCAACAGTCTGCGGCACAGGCCCAGTTGCTTGCACAGCCTGTAAGCGGTACAACAGCTCTGCCGGGTCTTTTGAGCCGTTTTGCGGCTGGTGAGGCAATGGAACAGCGTGTAGATCTTGATAAGGCCGCACGTAGAGCCACAGGAGCCCTTGGTAGCGCTGCAGGCATGCTAGGATACGCTAAAGCAGAAAGTGCTCTTAGAGACGCTCTCAAGACGCCTGAAGAGCGTTTAGCAGGTATTCGTCAGCAAGTGATGAAGGGTGTTGATGTATCAAACTCTAAAGAACTGATTGCGGCGGCAAAGCGTCTATCAGATGCTGGAGACACTCAAGGTGCATCCTCACTGCAACAACAAGCACAGCAGGTTGAAAAGGCCGCCGCTGACATTGCATTGACTCAGGCTCAGGTTCGTACAGAGGCCTCTAAAGAAGCCGCTAACATGGCTAGAGCAGGTTTAGACGCTGAAAAGATTCGTGATCGACTAGCAAAGCGTGGGTTAGAGATTGATAACCTTGAACTTGATGCAATTGTTAAGCAGGCACGTGCTGATAACTTAGAAGCTGATACCAAAAAGAAAGACTTTGAAGTTGAAAGACTGCAAAAGATTCTTCCGGGTGAGTTAGAAATGCAAGCTGTCGAGATTGCTCTTACAGCGGCAAAGGCTAATAAAACTGCAGAAGAAGTCTCCCAGCTCATCCAACAGGCTCAACCAAATCTTGATAAGGCAATTGCTGATGCGGCGGCTACGCAAGCTCTGGCAGAACTACGTGGTGCTCAAACAGAGCAAACTGCTGTCGAAACTAAGCAGGCTAAAGAAAGATTCCCATTGGAAATGGTGGGTCTTGATCTTAAAAACCAAGCGCAACAAGCTGGGATTACACTCGATCAGGCTCGTGTTAATTTGGTTAATGCACAGGTTACCACAGAAGAAGTCACACAAAGAGCGCAGGAAGCCCAGATCAGTATTACACAGGCTCGTGAAGAGCTGGTTAAAGAAGAACTAAGTCGTTATATCCAAATGACTCCATCAGAGGTTCTTAAGTCTAAGCTAGGTGTTAAAGAGATTCAAGGAAAGATCGATAAGCTAGATTCTGAGACTTTGTTGAATCGTGGGCGACTTGCTGATATCGGACAGACTGAGTTCACTCGTGAATTGAATACGCTTGTGGAAAGCGGCTATTACACTCCTGAACAGGCTCAGGCACTTGTAGAGACTCGACTACAAACTATTGCTAACAAAGGTAGTTTAGCGCAGATTGTAACAGAAGACAGAGCTAAGACAACTATTAAGAATGTTTCTCAATACGTTGTAGATACTGCAGGTTCCGCAAAAAGAATGCAACAGTCTCAGTCAGCTTTGAGTTTGATTGTAGATGCCAATACAGGTAACTTTAGATCAACAAAAGAATTCTTTACAGCATTTGCGGCTAAAGCCCCTGATATGTTTGGTTTCGCAGATGAAGCAATGTCTACTCTTGCTTCTAACGAACTTTTAGAAGTTCTATTAGGTGCTAAAGCTCTAGACAATGCCTCTAATCTTAAGGGTGCATTATCTGATCGTGATTTGGCATTTGTAAGAGAGCTGGCAGGTAGTCGTAATATGAAACCTGAAGCACTCGCTACTTTATTCCAAAAGCAGTTTTCTCAGGCCTATGCAGAAAATCAAACTGCAATGACTCTTGAATCAATGATGGCTGACATGTCACCAACAGAAATTGCTAAATTCCCTTATGGAAGAATTACAGAAGAATTAGAAGCGGCTAATCGCATTTTAGGTAATAGTATATTTGAAAAAGAAGCTAAGAACTACGGGCTTACCGTTTACACTGACATCCGTGAACGTGCGGCACAGCAGTAAGGAGATACTATGGCAGGTAATTCACCTCCACTAACAATGCAACAGGCTCAAGAGACTTTACAGAAATATGGTATTCAGTCTCCTACTATGGCACAGCCTATTCCTCAAACACCAACACAATCTGCTGTTCCGGGTTTAGACGAATCTGCTGTACCGCCTCCATTGTCTGATATTGTCAGTGACTGGATAATGCGTAATGTCGTTGGTAGTGCAACAATGTCAGGGGAAATGGCAGGCATTATCTACGGTGCTAAAGAAGGTGCTAAAGCCTTTCAAGAGATTCCGGGCACTAAAATGTTACCTCGACAAGCTCAAGCAATGGGTATGTTTACCTTTGGTGCGGCTGGTGCTGTCATGGGCGACAGTCTTAAGAACTTGTTTACAGGTCAAGGGGATGTTCTTGACTCAATCAATGAAGGACTAAAATCTGGCCTATTCTATGGCATGGGGGAAGGTGTTGTCAAAGGTGTTACCCTAGCCGGTTCAGCGATTAGTAATATCCGTAAGGGTGTACAGCCATCACCAGAACAACTTGCCGCACTGCAAAATCTTCAGAGCGAATTGAAAGCCTACGGTATCGAAATCGGTGAGCAAGTAACACTGACAATGGGACAGATTCAACAGAAAGGTCTGACCAATACTTTAGAGTCTATTGCTAAGGCTGGTTTCGGCGGTGACAATGCATTCCGAGCGATGTATGAAAAGCAGGCAGAGTTTATTGTCAATCGAGTCGATAAACTGGTTCAGGGCTTCACAGGCCGCTCACGCCTTGAAATAGGTGAGGCTGTAACAAAGGCTATCCAAGAAGGCGATGAGGCTCTGAAGGCTTGGGCTCAACCTAAGTTCAAGGAGATTCATGAGCTTGCAGGCGGAGCCAAGATTAGCATTCAAGGAACTGAAACATTTGTACGTAATCAGCTTGCCAAAGGCAGGCAGAACATGCGCTCAGGCACTCGATTAGATTCTGAAGTGGAGTCTCTATACAAAGATTTATTACAAAACCAACGTAATATTACATTTGAGAATCTGTTCGATCAAATCTCTATGTTCACTGCAAAGCTACGTCAGGTGCAACAGGCAGAAGTTCGCAACCCAGCTCTTGAAAAACAATACACAGTATTGATTAATCGCTTGATGAAAGATGCTCGTAGGGGCGCTGAAAAACTTGGCAATCCTGAGATCATGGATAAATACGATAGCGTCACAGGGATCTACAAGGAAACACTCAGAAGCCTCTATCCTAGCACATTGAAGGGATTAGCTACAAAGGCTCCTGAGTGGGTAGGTTCTGAGATTGCCAAGACTGGTAACGTCTCTGCAATCCAAGATGCATTCAAAGCAATCGATGCATCTGCAGAGTTTCAACGTAGGACTGCAGGATCTGCTGAGGCCGCTGGACAGGTTGTTTCAGATGCCGCACAACTTAAGCGTGATTTAAAGGGTGGATATCTAAGACAGCTCTTAGAAGGTGTTGAGACTGCAGAAGGTACTGTAGGTGCTCTAGCTCAATTGAAGCGTAAATTACAAGGCGCTGAAATGGGCGATACTTTTAAGGCTATGTTGACCCCTGCAGAACAAAAGTCTGTTAATGAAATATTAGATTTTTCTGATTTACTTGTACAAAACTCTTCAGGAGCCTTTAGTCTGGTTGTCCGTGGTAGACAGGCTGGATCATTGAATCAGGTTCTCACACAGGCTGGTACAGGTACTACAGTCGGTGGTGGTATCTTTGCAGATCCGATGTTATTCATGGCCGGTGTATCTATTCTTACAGCCCCTAAGATTTTAGCAATGCATGCTTTGAACCCTAAGACGGCAGATAAGATGTTGAAAATGCTAAGACCACTTACTAATCGTATGATGAAGCCTGATTATGTTATGAATGCTCAGGACGCACGTATGGTTGGTTTGATGCTTGCCAGCACTGCAGATTATGTAGGAGGTTCAAGTGACAAGTATGAAGGTATTGTCCCTGCTGATGTTATCTCATCTCTTCAGGTAAAAGGATTACCCTTTGATGAATCTCTACGTTATACAGCTCATCGAATAAACGTGCTGGCTGAAACTGGTAAAGACATCGGTAAGATCAATTCAGACATGCCCGGATCGTTAGCCGCTGAGGTACAATCCGGTGCAATACCGCCTGAGATTGGTGGGGTCTAATCCATTATATCAAAAATATCCCCTATCATAATTTTAATAAAGGGGATATTGATTATATAACCATCAAAGAAATAGACTTGGGCATCATCAATGTCCTCGCCTGACTTCCATCCTAGAACTGGTTGACTATTTACTGTTTCTGCTGACAGCCCGAATACATTGTGGAACCTAACTGTTACCATCCCCAGTCATCTCCTTCTAGTCCGTGTGCGTTATAGTCTGTGACTCGTTTCTCAAAGAAATTAGAAATAGAAGACCCACCAAGAAGTTCCTCCATCCACGGTAAAGGGTTCTCCTTAACCTTCCAATTCGTCTTGAGGCCAAGCTGGAGTAGTCTCCGGTCTGCCAAATAACGGATGTACTGCTTGACATCTGCCGCCGACAAACCTTCCAAGTCACCCATCTCATACGCCAGATCAATAACCTTGTCTTCAAGCTTGACTGCAGTGCGGAACATCTCGTAAATATCTTTCTTAAAATCATCGTTCACAATCCGTGGGTGTTCATCACAGAACTCTCTAAATAACTTTGCCATTCCTTCTGCATGTTGACTTTCATCACGTACTGACCATTCTACTACAGTACACATACCCGGCATCTTACCAAATCGCTGGTAGTTCAGTAACATTGCAAATGCACTGAACAATGACATACCTTCATTTAACACAGACCGTGCAATTGCAAGGGCTGTTCCTTGATGCGAATGTACGTCAATATCGGACATGAACTCCACTTTTGCAGACATTTGCTGATACTCTAAGAAGGCGGTAAATTCTTCTTCAGGAAGTCCCAAAGTATCATTGAGCAAAGCGTAAGCTCTTTGGTGGATAAATTCTCGACTCGCAAAAGCTGTGAGCATTGCTCTGATTTCATTGTTCTTAAACTTGGGAATGTAATACTCCAAGTAGTTTGTTCCCACTGCAACGTCAGTTTGCGTAAATAACCGCAAGATCTGGGTGATATGGTGGCGCTCTTTTTCCGATAATTTTCCTGATTTCCAGTGTGATACATCTGTCTGTAGCTCCAACTCATCTTCTATCCAGTGAATTCGTTCATGCTCTGTAGCGTATTTAACTGCCCAAGGATACGTAAACGGTTTGTATGTTACGTTACTATCTAGTAGGGACATCTATGTTCTCCAGTTCTGTTTGGTTCTGATATATTACATTCATCAGGTTGTTATTATGATAGATTAACCTATCTACCTCATCCTGTAAAGTACGAAAGTGGTCAAAGCAGTCATTCAGTATCCGCTTGTTAAACGGATCTGAGTCTTTGATTAGTTCAAGACGTTTAATTAAGTTTTCCGTTTTCTCTTTCAAGGACTTTAATCTCCAGTTCCAACCCGATGATCTTCGCATGTAATTTGCGAGCCTTCTCCCACTTCCTATTGCACTGAGCCTTCAACAGTTTCAGCCACACCTTCTTCAACTTTAAGTCTATCCCTGACATGATACACATACCTCATCATCTTCAAAGTCCTTCAGCGCATTGCGATCTACTTTAGTCCCAACCTTCTCCGCTGTAACCCCCGCAGTCGTTCTGAGATAATATAGTCCTTTAAGCCCTTCCTTCCACGCCTTGAGGTGTACCTGATTGACAATAGCCTTGTCTGTCCCAGATGGGAAGAATACGTTGACGCTTTGACCTTGGCATATAAACTCTTGCCTTTTTGCGGAGTGTTCCACAACCCACGTCTGATCAAGTTCAAACGCCGTCTTAAACGTAGCTTTTTCATCTCCGTTGAGGAACTCCAAGTGCTGTACAGAGCCTTCGTTCTCAATGATAGACTGCCAAACCTTCTTGGTATTCTGGTTGTATTTATCTAAGATTTCCTCCAAGTACGGGTTGCGTACAGTGTGGCTACCAGCCCTAGTACGATGCACGTAGCAATTTGATATACGGGGCTCAATAGAAGCAGAACACCCGCATAGGATACTACTATTAGCGTTAGGAGCAATAGCCAACAGATGCATATTTCTAACACCATAACCCATTCCATCAGGACATTCGCCACGTTCCACAGCGAGCTGGTAGGTTGCTTCAAGAGCTTGGGCTTTGATGTCTTTGAAGATTCCATAATTCTCTGATGCCGCCTGCCAGCTCTCCCACGCTATGCCTTTGCTTTGGAGGTATCCGTGGAATCCCATTGCTCCAAGACCGACTGAACGCTCTCTGTAAGCTGAGTAGACAGCTTTTGATAGTTCTTCTGGTGCGTTGTCAATAAAGTATTGAAGCACGTTGTCCAAGAATCGGATAAGGTCACCAACCATGCCGCTTGTTCTCCATTCATCGTACTTTTCGATGTTGACGGAGCTGAGGCAACAGACTGCTGTACGTTCTTCATCTGTTGCGAGATGGATTTCGTTGCAGAGGTTAGAGCCATTAATTGTGAGTCCAAGCCTTTTCTGAGCGTCTGGTAAGCCTCTTCTGGCTGTGTCGATAAAGTTAAGATATGGACTGCCAGTTCTGAACCTAGCTTCAAGGATTCGTTGCCATAATCTGCGAGCCTTGACTGTATCTCTGACAATTCCTGTATGCGGGTCTGTAAGATTGAATTCTCTATCATTTATTACACTCTCCATAAAGTCATCTGTGATATTCACAGCATTGAATAAATTAAAACATTTACGATTGATATCTCCTCCAGTCGGAACTTTGAAGTTAATAAACTCTTCAATGTCCGGGTGAGATACATCTAAGTATGCGGCATAGCTACCCTTACGGGTTTTCCCTTGTTTGTACGCTGTCATTTGAGCGTCTACAACTTTCATAAAAGGTATCGGCCCCGGAGCTTTGTCAGATATACCTCTAACATCACCCCAGTGACCTCCAACGCCTCCTCCCTTGACCGATAGCCAAGCTACTTCAGCATTATGACTGATAAGGCTATCAAGATTGTCGCCCACGTAAGTAAGGAAACAACTAATAGGCAAGCCCCTGTTACCTCTGCCATGTTCAGGTGCGTTCGATAACACAGGTGACGCAAACATAAACCAACCCTTTGAAGCGTAGTCGTAGATACGTTGTGCCAAGTCAAGGTCATCATAGCAATAAGCCACTGAAGCACGTGCAAAGGCTTGCTGAGGACTTTCTTCATGCTCAAGCATATAGTAGTCACGCATGAGAGTAATTGCTTGCTCACTAAGTCGATTGTCTCTCTCATAATCAATATCAACTCCTAACCATTTAGTCATTATTTTGCCAGTCCTCGATCATTTTATTAAGATAAAATCTTGCTTTTTCTAAGTCTTGCTTTGGGCTTTGTTTGTGCATGTGCCGCAAAACATATTTGATTACATTACCCATGTAATAACTATAGCTATCTGGAGTAAAGTTATCAATAATATCAATCACTTCCACATTACCTTTCAAGTAATGTGGTGGATGATTAACCATATCTGGTCTTAAATCAGTCATTGGCTTTCCTCACCAGCTCCATAAAATGTTCAAAGTCTACAACTGCAAGAGGCTTTGAGCGATTCTGTTTAATAACTACCAGAGGTTCGTAATCATTGTGTCCAGTTGCTTGGACATAATAATTGTATACAGCTATCTTTGCTAGATTCTTACACTCGATAGTGTACGGGAATAGCTTTCTAGCCGCTGGAGACAGGAGAACATCCTCTCCCCCTGCCCCCATACTGGTGCTACGTACATCGTCGCTCTCAAGCCCTGAGAATGCGTCTAAGATGGCATCTCTGACAGCTTGCTGGAGTCTACGCCCTTTAGCCTTGGCAGACTGTGCGCTGATTCCTGTGCTTCTTGTAGCCTTGCTTCTCTGCTTTCTTACGGTCTTTGTAGACTTTTGCTTTATTGAACTTGCCACTATGTTTCGCTACCAAGTTCAGGCGGTGTAAACTTATCATTTTGATGCCTTAACATATACAGTAAATGTCCGTTCTCTATGGCTCTCTCTTCACCAAGATGTTCTAAAATTATAGACCACATTTCTGCTTCTGTCTTGCCACGTAATAGTCTATCTGCCTTCACATCACCGACACCTTTAGCGCCTATAATGTTGTCTACCTTGTCTCCTGTAAGGAACTGCTTGTAAAAACTCAGCATACCTTCTTCTGGTGTAACGTAATACTTTTCTTTCTTTACGAAATTATAGTGCCATCCTACGACTTGATTTAGATCTTTATCCAATGTCACGATAATAGAATCGTCACCTAGCTCAGTCGCTCTAATGGCAAGCATATCGTCTGCCTCTATGCCTTCATTAACTTTGGCATCCCATGAAGTCACTAAATATTCCCGGAGGATATGATAGTGAACAGGTTTATCTGTTCCTTTACGGTTTCCTTTATATGGTACAGTCACTGCAATTTCATTCCTGAAGTTACCATACCCTGTCAAGTGCAGTTCCCATGTCTGTAATTCAGGCAGGTCAAATAGAAGTAAATCCTCTAAGAAACCTGCCATTGTCCTGATGGCAATACCTTCATCCTCAGAATTGGTAGCAAAACCAATACGATAATTAAGAATATCGGCATCAATTAAACCATGCATTACAGAATTTCGTCGTCGTCCGATTCTGTAATCGGTTCGCCTTCATATGAGACTAGCTCATCGATGACCAGCTTACGTAGGGACGGAGAGACACCTTCCTTGTTCTTCCAAGTCCAGTTATATGTGCTAATCATAGCAACTGCCTTAGAGCCGTTGCCGATAGTAATGCCTTCAAGGACATCTCCATCTAAGTCAAAAGCACGGATTGGGTTATTGGACTTACAGGTTATAAAAAACCCTTTGTCCTCTTTCTGCCGTACTGCGAGGCCCATGTCCTCTAGCGCCTTCACAGCAGGGTCTGACAAGTTGCACAAGTCAACCTGATATTTACCCGACATTTCATTCTGCTTGTCGAGATAAGCCCACATGATGTCGGCTTTGATTTTTACACGATTTGTGTTTTCCATAGCATTCTCCTTTTTTGGTGCTACCATAATATTATACCACGATTTCAGTGCGTATCAAACCAATTCTTACCGATCTTTGATTCGGCATCTACTGGGCATCGAAAGCCCAAAGTAATCCCGGCTTGTGAGGCCGCATCGCACATGATTTGTGCAACTTGTTCACCATTTTTCTCCGCTGTTTCAACTTGTATTTCGTCGTGGACAAAAGCAACTTGTTTAACATTAAGTCCTTCTTTCCTGAAGGTTTTATGTGCTTCAATTGCCCATTGCTTGGCAATAATAGCACCGCATCCTTGAAGCAAGCTGTTGAGTGCCGCATGCTCGCTTCTGACCAATATTCTTCTACCATCAAGGCCCGGTACATGCCCTTTTGCCGCCACCTTCTGAACTTTCTCCATAAGCTGTTGTAGCTTAGGGGTGTTACGATAAAAACGAAATAAGATTTCATTCCCTTCTTTCGCCCCGCCGCCAACAATACTGCCGACTTTCGCTGGCCCAGCTCCATAAAGCGTTGCATAGATAAGCGTCTTTGCCTGAGGTCTAGTGATACCTGCGGCATCTGCGTTCTTCTGATGGATATCGCCATTCAAAAGCTCCTCTGTCCAATCATCATCCTGCATATAATGTGCAAGACATCTTAACTCGATCCCTGCAAGATCCGTGCCAACTAATACATTACCATCTTCTACAGTCCACAGTGATCGAATCTCTTGACCGTATGGTTTGGTTACTGATGGAACCTGTCCCATGTTGGGATTACGGTGAGTCATTCGTCCTGTCACTGCCCCGTTTGTAATAATACCTCCGTGTACTCTACCATCTTCTTTAACATGTTTCAACCATGAATCAATCATTGCAACACGTTTTTGTATCATTAGATACTCTGCAATCATCTGTGCTTCTGGTATGTCTACAGACTCCAGCGTAGATTCATCTACAATTGGTTGACCCTTCTCAGTGCGCTTAGTAGGTTTCCATCCAAGTGCCTGTAGTCGTTCTCCTATCTGCTTACGTGAAGCCAAATTGAATACAGTTACCTTGTCCTGTAGTCGCTTACCAGTTTTCTCAGACCATCTTTCCTCGACAATTGGAGGAAAAACAGATTGCACCGTGTCTTCCAGTACACCCATTCGATCTGAGAGCGTAGCTTTAAGAGTTGTAGCCGCAGGAATATCCAATCGAAATCCATTTTCTTCTTGTTTCCTGCAGATGACCGCAATATCATGTTCAATCGAAATGCTTTGATTAGAGTCTTTCCATCCATCAAAACCAGCCATAAGAACGCCAAAGACATTAGCGGTAAGCGCAACATCTTGCTTACAATATTGAACCATTTCATCTGATAAGCCATTATCATAATCCTCAAAATCAATCTTCTGGTTGTTCAGCTCCAGACCCCACGATCTCAAGCTGTGGCCGCCTTCTCGTTGTGGATTCAGCAGTCTTGAAAGAATCAATGTGTCTACCGCTTTCGATTTCGGTATCCCAATATTCCATAGCTTCCGCAACACTGGTGCATCGAAACCAATTATATTGTGTCCGATTATTTGATCGAACTCCTTTACCAGAGGCTCTAGAGTTGACGGATCTGTATGACATATCTGTTCTCCTGTTCTAAGATTCTGGGTCACACAACACCAAATCTTGCTGTGGGTGCTGTTCGTTTCTATGTCCAGTATAAGTTGTTTCATCATGATGCTCTATAAATCTCAATTGGCGTGTTTCTTCAATAAATCCTAAAAACTGTACACCTAATTCTTTTTGTCTATCAGACCGCTTAGTACCAATCCGATAAACCCCTTTTTCAGCTACAATATTCATTGTTTTCACATCGATAAGAATGATTTTACCTTCTTTATCCATCGCAATCAAGTCAATTGCCCCTGTGCATCCACAATTTCTAAAAACCTCGTAACCTTGATCCCACAGCCAAGTCACTGCGTAGTATTCTGCAAGATCTCCTAACCTATTTGAATCATTCACAATGCCTCCTCATCAAACTCTCGCATACGCCCGGTTTCGTGATTATACAGCAATGCACAGGCTTTACCAGTTATTCCTGAGAATCTATTCTTTAATACACGTACTCTAGTCGTATTACGTTCCTGATCGTCATCTGCCTGACCATTACGTTCCAAACCAAGCACCATATCAGAGAGCTGTGCAATACTACCAGATCCACGTAATTGTGCAAGCGATGTTGCCGCACCTTCTTCATGGCCTTTAGTATCTGGACGCTTAAGATGTGATACCACAATCAGAGCAATACCAGTTTCCTGCACCAACATTCTGAGCTTGGTCATGATTTCGTCGATTGCTTTACGCTCATCCCCGTTAGATTGAGCACTAACAATGATACTGATATGATCGACAAACACATAATCACATCGAGCAACTTTGGCAAGGTAGCGTACACGATTGACGATATTATCAACATCGCTGGAACCGAAATGGTCAAAGAGATACACACGATCTGTACCAAGTGTCTTATTAAATGCATCATCTTTTTCCTCTTGAGTAACCTCTGTATCTGGTAGATGCAATGGTTTGTTAGCCGCCATAGACATCAAAGATAGACCAGTTCTACGTACAGATTCTTCAAGGAACATCAGACCAATATTACGATCTGTTTCCTGTAGAATATGCCAGATAATCTCTCTGACAAACTGGGACTTACCCAGACCAGAGCCTGCTGTAATAGTAATTAGCTCTCCCTTCCTGATACCGTATGTCAGTTTATTGATACCCTCATAAGGGTAACCTACCTCAGCTCTCTCAATAGGGGTCATAACGCTGTCATAGAGACTGGAGCCTGCAATAATACCATCTGGAGTCCATCTTTCAGCTCTCCAGAAGTTATTGACATACTCTGCAGATCGATTCTCCATCAAGTAATCTGAGGCATCTTTGAGCCCATTGACTGCAACCATGCTCTTAGATTTGTGGCTAAATAGCTCTGCACAGAGTGCTTGAGCTTCTAAACCTACTGGATCATTATCCAAGTTAAAGATCACAGAATCAAAGCTATCAAGATACTCAAAGTTCTCTTTACAGTCCTTAAGAGCTGACTGAGCACCATTGCGTACAGAGACTACAGGGTACTTAGCTCCAAGCATCTGATAGGCTGATAGTGCATCAAGTTCGCCCTCAACAACTAGAATGTATTTTCCTCCGGCTGGGAATCGTTCCTGACCAAACAACTGAGGGTTACCTTTCCAGTCACCTTCAATGGCAAAATTCTTTTCACCTTTGATTCTAACTTTAGCGGCTGAACCAATCGGAAAGACTATATCATCTGATCTAAATCCTACACCATATTTCTCACAGGTAAATGCAGTGAGCTTACGGTCAGACAAGTCCCTGTAGATTAGCCCCTGAGAGCTACGTAGAGCCTCTGTACGGGACGATCTCTGTGGTAGTGATACCACTGTACCAGCTCCATCATTTTCCTTGGCTCTGTGACCACATTTAAAACAGTGCCCAAAGCCTGCATCATCGATTCCATAGCCTCGACTACTATCACACTCTGGACACTGCATATTGTATTTAACGAATGCCATTAAATTCGCTCCATTTTAACAATCTGTCCGTCTTCAATCGTGGCTATGAAGTTCGGCGGTAATAGTCGATCATAACCGAATGTAATATACCCATCACGATCCACAATTAGACGAAGTTTAACCTGTTTACTCACAATAGTTTACCTCTTTCACAAACTGTTCATCAACGCCACTGCGTTCGATATGCAACCATACATCAGATTTCTTATCAATGCAAATGTCTGGTGCATTTCTTTCTTGCTCTATTATTTCAAGCTCTTCAAGATGCCAGTAGTTAGGCATATCTGGATAGTTCTTTTCAAACTTCCAAGTACCCTCAATTGTGTACTCTCTATCCATCTCATCCCAATAATAGTGGGTGTAGGTGTATGTGCCTTCTTTCATTGCATCAAAATCCTTTTAAGCTCAACAACTGTTTTGCCTGTCCAAGCACTGAGTTGCTTCAGTGTGATGTATGGGTGGCTATCGTATAGCTCACAGATTTCTTGATTAGTCATTTTTCACTCCATCCCATCAACTAAGCGTTGAACCAAGACATCTGTGTATTGGGTCAAGCAACCATCCACTGCAACTTTTAAGTCCTGTACAGTGTCGTTTGCGACTGTATCAAAGAAATCATCTTCAGTGGTGTAATTCTTGATACGCTGATCTAATTCCCTTACTAGGGTCACTGTGCTTACTCTGTCCATGATTTAATTGCCTCTTCTAAGTCTTTACAATGAAATGATACAGGCTTTGGCTCAGATGTCAAAGTCTCTGAAATAGATTTGAATCTGCTATAACCAAAGGTATCATTGATCATATCAGCCTCATCAGCAAGAAAACAAGCCCACTGATAAGCCGATTCACCTGTCAAGCCTCCTGAGATGCTATCACGCTGTACTGAAGGAATCTTACCATTCATAATTCTGTCCTGTCTATCGTGTCTATCCTGTCTATTTATCTAGTTATTATAATAACCAGATGAATAGATAAATAAATAAACTATGTATCTAGTTATCTATATAGATAGGGTAATCGTTTGTATTCTCCAAGTCAAGTAAGTCATCTAAACTAATTTCTGTAGAGTTATCAAAGACATCTGCATCATCTGTAATAGTGTCATAACATTTGTTACAAAGATCTATGAACTCTCCAGTCACTTTCGACTTACGCACTGATTCTGCATCTGTTAGTTCTGAATTGCAAGCTAAACATCTCATCTGTTTCATCTCCTGATCTGCTTGATATTAAGGTGACCAGATTACTTATCTGATCTGCTTTAGATTATAGGGACTATAGCATACAAAAAATCTAAATGCAAATGATTCACAAATGCAAATGATTCACAAATGCGAATGATTCACAAATGCAAATGATTCACAAATGCGAATGATTCACAAATGCGAATGGTTATCATTTACAGAAATTTCAGTTGAAAAAGTTGGCATGGTTTATGCATTAGCAACAATCGTGCCAATGTTTAAATTTAGACGCAAAAAATGCGCTTATAAATAGTCGTAGTCCTGAGAGCGATTTTAAGCGCCTCTGAGCGCCGATAGCGCCGATTGGCTACCATAGCATGGAAAAAAATAGATCGTCGATTTAGGTTTTTTGGCACGGTAGTTGCTACGCACGTGCGCACGTAAATAAAGGCCGATAGCATATAACCGAAAGTTATAGGTATATGAAAAAATATTATTAACACTTTTGATTTTAGGTATGCTTTAATTACTACATCGATTGGCAACAAGGCCTTTCGTGTAAACCTAAACAGGAATATGAAAATGCAAAATATTATTCGCAACACAATTGAGTTTTTCAAGTATAACAAAGATGAGCGCATTGCACGTTACATGGTGCGTCAATATTGGCCAACCTTAGACGTACAATTCACCAAAGAGAAAAATGGTACGGTTCGGTTTTATACCGATCGCTTAGGCCTTCAAGGTTTCTATCGTGTACGTAAAAACAAGATGCGCCCGATAGCTGGTGAAGCTTACGATAGTTTCTCGCAAATCCATTGCGGCCTTATTACTATCGCTGTTGAAGCGCCCAAAGGCCGGGACATTTGGAACTTTAGCGTAAGCGCTGAAAAATAATTTCAACCACGGGAGCGCCCTAGCAATAGGGCGTTTTTTATTATGATAGAATCACAAGTTTTCGGGATAGATAATGGTGCAATGTTTCTCATTATCGTTTTTGGTTTAATCGGTCTTTATAGCATGGTGACAAAATGAGTTTTAAAACAGTAAACCCAAAGATCAACGAACACTGCCAACAATCGGCGGACAATAACGCTGATATGGTAATGATGGTAGTGCTATCGATTCAGCAACCATGGCATGCGGTTGGTGACCAAATGCGAGACTATAAAGCCCTAGGCGCTGATAGTCGTTTCGTATGGGGCAACAAGCGCAAAACTTTTGATTGGTTGCAGGAACATAAAGAAGCGCTCTACCGGGATACAATGGACGCAAAAACCGATAGCGAACTAATGCAAGCTTTTCTACAGGTTCCGGGCCTAGGACTAGCCAAGGCCGGTTTTTGTTGTCAGCTATTCGCTGGTAGAGTTGGTTGTATAGATGTTCACAATCTTAGGCGATTGAATATAGCGCCTAGTGTCTTAACCTTGAATAAATCAGCGACCGAAACAACCAAACGCAAAAAGATAGACGCCTATATTAGCGCTTGCAAGTCTAGGCGTACCAGTTGGCTATGGGATAGCTGGTGCAAGCTAATAGCTAAACGTGACCCTAAACGATGGGTAGATGGTGACCATGTTAGCGCCGTACACTTCGATTACTTGGTGCAATGATGGACAATAGAAACCCTATAGAAAAATTTCTAGATTGGTTATTGCAACTATTCTTTTATTAACCTAGGCCCGCAAATAGCGGGCTTTTTTTTGTCTCTAATGGGTACTATATCGACCCATCTTTTTTATCTTTCCAGCCTGTGCAGTCGCACAAATCGATATAGACTAAAAAATTTTTGTAGCCTGCAAAGTTGGCATAGTTCTTGCTAGACTGTTTAGCCTGTGTCGATTGGCATAGTCTTTGCAATAGCAACAATCATGCCAACCTTTGTAGGCCTATGAAGTTGGCATAGTCTTTGCAATAGCAATAATCGTGCCAACTCCGCAGACTATATAGCTGGCATAGTTATTGCATTAGCAATAATCGTGCCAACTTTGCAGACTTGATCGGGTCTAAATAGAATGCCGGGGACGTCTATATAGGTGATCTAGTTGATGTAGGTGCTACACAGACTTGCTAGAGCTAAAAATAAGAAAAAACTAGCAAAATTAAACACTTATACAGGTCTAGCTAAGTCTTTGAAATCTTTACAGATTCCGCACTGAAGAAAATGTAGTTATTTAAACTAAAAAGGTTGATTTTTGCTTGACTTGCGTGGTATAATATTAGTATGCAGTGGAGAAACTATGTCGAGTCCCATAGAAACAGAACAAAACACCCCAAAAAAGCGAGGAAGACCTAGAAAAACCGATATTGAAGCTAAAAAAAGAGGCAATAGAGGCATTGTAGGTAGACCACCGGGTGACGCCGCTAGGATAAATGAGTTTAAAGCTCGTTTATTAGCTACCAGCGGCGATAAAGTTATCAATAAAATAATTAATATTGCACTTGATGACGAACATCCCGGACAAATGGCGGCATTAAAGATGTGCATGGATCGGGTATTACCGATGTCATATTTTGAAAAAGATAAAATGTCTCAGGGTAAGAGTTCTGTAAATATTACTATTACAGGCGTCGGCGGTAAAATCACTGAAGGTGAAATAATCGAGGCGGAGGTAATAGATGAATAAAGAAGACTTAATTGATATTGTAAAAGAAGACCTAATCAAACACGAAGGTTACGTATCTGAGATCTATTTAGACTCAGAAGGCTATGAAACTTTTGGTGTAGGTCACTTGGTTACAGAAGATGACATTGAATATGGTTGGCCTGTAGGCACACCTGTCACTGAAGAAAGAATTGAAAACTGTTTTGAACAAGACATCAACACAGCCTATACAGATGCCTGTGCGCTTGTATTAAACTTTGCAGGACAGTCACCGGACGCTCAAAGAGTCTTAGTGAATATGGCATTTAATCTTGGCCGAAATAGATTAAGTCAATTTAAAAACATGCTAAAAGCTGTCAACGAAGGTAAATACAATATAGCCGCCGACGAAATGGTGGATTCAAAGTGGTATGACCAAGTAGGCCATCGTAGTAAAGAGCTTGAAAGGATAATGCGTGGAGCTTAGTGTAGAGCTTCTACCTTGGCAACAGTCGGTATTTGAGACTGATGTACGATTTAAGATTGTAGCGGCAGGCCGTCGAACTGGGAAGTCTCGTTTGGCGGCTTGGATGTTAATCATCAATGCGTTACAAACTGAACGTGGACATGTGTTCTACGTTGCTCCTACTCAGGGGCAGGCAAGAGATATTATGTGGAATACCTTGTTAGAACTAGGTAATCCCGTAATATCTGGTAGTCATGTTAATAACATGCAAATTAAACTGATTAATGGAGCAACGATTTCATTAAAAGGTGCTGATAGACCAGAGACAATGCGTGGTGTATCCCTTAAGTTCCTTGTTTTGGACGAATATGCGGATATGAAGCCTTCTGTATGGGAAACCGTACTGAGGCCTGCGCTAGCTGACCAGAAAGGCCATGCACTGTTTATTGGGACACCTCTTGGGCGTAATCATTTTTACGACTTGTACAAATATGCAGAGCTTGGTAATGACCCGACTTATCAAGCATGGCACTTTACAAGTTATGACAATCCGCTTCTTGACCCGGAAGAAATTGATACAGCTAAACAGTCAATGTCGTCTTATGCGTTCCGTCAGGAATTTATGGCGTCATTTGAGGCTCTGGGTTCGGAGATCTTCAAAGAAAACTGGGTTGCCTTTAATAACGAAGAGCCAGAGGTTGGAGATTACTACATCGCTGTTGACTTGGCAGGATTTGCTGATGTGGCTTCCAATGCTACAGGGAAAAGTAAAAAACTTGATAATACTGCTATTTCTATAGTGAAGGTCAATGAACATGGCTGGTGGGTAGCAGATATTATTTTTGGGCGATGGGATATTAAAAAAACAGCAAAGAAAATATTTGAGGCTGTTGAGCACTATCAACCAATTTCGGTAGGTATTGAAAAAGGTGCATTGCGTAATGCTGTAATACCTTATCTTACAGATTTAATGAAATCCGGTAATAGATTCTTCAGGGTTGAAGAACTAACACACGGTAATAAGAAAAAAGTAGATCGTGTCGTATGGGCGTTACAGGGACGCTTTGAACACGGCAAAATAGAACTGGCGGAAGGCGAATGGAACACTACATTCCTCGATGAACTTTTTCAGTTTCCTAACCCACTGGTACACGATGACTTGGTTGACTCGTTAGCTTACATCGATCAGCTTGCTAAGGTGAGCTACTATGTAGACTACGAAGAAGAAGAGTTTGAAATTATAGACCCGATAGCAGGATATTAATATGGACTATGACATCAAAGGCCAAAGCGTAGCTGGCTGGATCATGCACAAATGCGAACAGTGGCGTGACCACTACGAATCAAACTATTCGGAAAGGTTTGATGAGTATTACAGACTATGGCGTGGTATTTGGTCACAGGAAGATTCTTTACGACAATCAGAACGCTCTCGATTAATTTCTCCTGCACTGCAACAAGCTGTAGAGTCTTCTGTTGCTGAGGTTGAAGAAGCGACTTTTGGGCGTGGAAGATTTTTTAACATCAAAGACGATATCCAAGATAAAGAGAAAAACGATATTGTTGTATTGCAAAAACAACTTGATGAAGACTTCTCAAGAGCACAAATCCGTCGTCATGTTTCTGAAGCAATTCTAAATTCTGCAGTCTTTGGTACAGGTATTGCAGAGTTGGTGTTAGAAGAAGAAAAAGAAATGAAGCCTGCGACACGCCCTGCGATGGGCGGTGACCTGACAGCAGTTGGTGTAGAAACCCGTGATCGTTTTATTGTAAAACTGAAGCCGATTTTACCGCAGAACTTCTTAATTGATCCTGTAGCTACCTCTATTGATGAAGCTCTAGGCGTTGCTATTGATGAGTTTGTTCCTAAACATCAAGTAGAACAGTTAATTACTTCAGGTGTGTACAACGATGTAGCTATTGATACCTACATTGAAGACACAGATCTTGAACCAGATCAGGAACTAACAATTTACTCAGACGACAAAGTTCGCCTCACTAAGTATTATGGTTTAATTCCTCGATATCTCTTTGAAGAATACTTTACAGAAGACGAAGACGAAGAAGTTGTCGAGCTGGTAGAAGAAGAGAATGAAGAAGGAATGTTGCAGGGCAACAACGAATATGTTGAAGTTGTTGCTGTAATCGCTAACGGCGGCCAATTGCTTAAACTTGAGACAAACCCCTACATGATGGGAGATCGTCCTGTAGTGGCTTTCTCATGGGATGTAGTACCGGGACGTTTCTGGGGCCGTGGAATCTGCGAGAAAGGCTATAACAGCCAGAAAGCTCTTGACACAGAGCTACGTGCTCGCATCGATGCTTTGGCATTGACAGTACATCCAATGCTCGCTGTAGACGCCTCTAGGCTACCTCGTGGCGCTAAAATGGAAGTTCGTCCGGGTAAAGCGATTCTTACGAACGGTAACCCTGCAGAGATCCTGAAGCCATTCCAGTTTGGACAACTCGATCAGGTTTCTTTTGCACAGGGTAAAGACCTGATGACAATGGTACAACAGGCTACCGGAGCAATTGATTCAGCAGGTATTCCGGGGTCTATTAATAGTCAGTCTACTGCGGCTGGTATTTCAATGGGTCTAGGAGCCATTATAAAGCGCCACAAGCGTACTTTATTGAACTTCCAAGAATCTTTCCTCATTCCGATGATTGAGAAGACTGCATGGCGTTATATGCAGTTTACGCCGGAACTTTACCCTGTTCGTGACTTTAAGTTTGTTACATCTTCTTCTCTGGGTATTATTGCCCGTGAATATGAAGTAACACAGCTCGTACAGTTGTTACAGACAATGGATCGTAACTCACCGATGTATATGTTCTTGGTTGAGGCTGTGATAGATCACATGAACCTATCAAATCGTGAAGACTTAATTCAAGGTATCCGTAAGTCTAAGCAACCATCGCCTGAGCAACAACAAGCGGCTCAAGAAGATATGCAACGTAAAAATGCACAGCTTGAATCACAAACTAATGCATTCAACGGTCAAGCGGCAGAGTCTCAGGCACGTGTTGAACGGACTAAAGCTGACATTGAGTTGGATAAATATAAAGCTCAGACAGACCGTATTAAGGTTCTTTCTATGAATAACCAACCCGGCGATGAGGATGATAAAGAGTTCCAGCGTAGAGCACAAATTGCAGATCTCTATTTGAAGGAACAAGAAATTAATATTAAGAAAGCATCACAAATGCAAGGAGTGGTAAATGCTAACCAATCTAGAATGGGACAAAGTAACCCGAATAATCGACAGCAGAGTCAAGCAGTTGGAGGAGAGGCTAGAACAACTGGAAACCCAGTCGAACAAGCCGGTGACACAGGTCAAACGCAACAATAAAAAAATTGTTGAAAACTCTTCCAATTAGTTAAAATTTATGCTATACTATTAGTATAGATAAAAAGAACCGTAATAGGATAATTCTTTTGGATATAAGTTTAGAAAAACAATACGAAAATTTTTTCTCCATGTTTATTACAGATGGCTGGAAACAGTTTATTGAAGACATGGAAGATATTTACGATAACTATCGTATCGAAGACATCAAAGATGAAAAGCACTTAAACTTTGTAAAAGGTGAACGTGCTGTCTTGTGGCGTATTATAAACATGGAAGAAAGCGTTAGAAATGCTTACGACATGTTGCAGGACGAAGATGCTTAAAAGATACGATTTTAAGTGTATAGAATGTAACCACATTGAAGAACAATGGGTGGACTCATCAGATGAGTTTGCTTCTTGTCTTGAGTGTGGCAACACAGCAAAGCGGATAATCTCTCCGATTTCTACGAAGTTCAACGGCACAGGCTGGCCTGATGCTGATGATAAGTGGGCAAGAGATCATGAGAGAGCCGCCCAGAAATAAGATTATCCATAATGCTACGGCACGGAGTTAATAATGGCAAAATTTATAAATGAGCGCACGGAAGAAGTCGAAGACGAAGATCTAGTCAACTTTGATGAGCCTGAAGAGGAAACTCAAGAAGTTGAAGAACCAGTAGAAGACGACATACCTGATAAATATCGAGATAAAGATATCAAAGAAGTTATCAGGATGCACCAAGAAGCTGAGAAGCTAATGGGTAAGCAGTCTTCAGAGGTTGGAGAGCTACGTAAGATTGTAGATGACTTTGTTAAGGCACAACTCTCAAAAGAACAAGCCCACACTAGCACAGACGAATTTGATGATGATGTTGATTTCTTCACAGATCCTGAACGTGCAGTAGAAAGAGCAATTGCAAAACATCCTAAGATTCAAGAGGCTGAAACAGTAACTCGCCAATTGAAGCAACAGGAAGCATTGCAAAGACTTAAGGCCGCACACCCTGACTTTGAAGTAATTATTAAAGATCAAGGGTTTGTAGACTGGGTTACAAAATCTAAATATCGTACAGAAATGTTACGTGAAGCAGATCGCAGTTATGATTTTGAAGCCGCAGATGAGCTACTAACAACGTGGAAAGATCGCCAAAACATTGTCACTGAGGCGGCTAACACAGAGACTGTAGCACGTAAAGAAAGTCTTAAACGTGCATCTACTGGTAACACAAAAGGCTCCGCAGAAGGCCCATCTCGTAAAGTGTATCGTCGTGCTGATATTATTAAACTCATGCAAACTGACCCTGATCGCTATCAGGCATTAGCGCCGGAAATCCGGCAGGCCTATGCAGAGGGGCGTGTAAGGTAACATTATAGGAGATTGCTAAAATGGCAACTGCAACTTATCCGGGAGCGGGTGGCTTTACAGCTAAAGCTGAAGCCTCTACCTTTATCCCAGAACTGTGGTCTGATGAAATCATCGCCGCATACAAAAAGTCTTTGGTTCTTGCGAACCTTGTAAACAAAATGCCAATGACAGGCAAAAAAGGTGATACACTTCATATCCCTAAGCCTACTCGTGGCGATGCAAACGCAAAAGCGGCTGACACTGCTGTTACAATTATTGCTAACACAGAGACAGAAGTACAGATCTCTATCGACAAGCACTTTGAATACTCACGCTTGATCGAGGACATCGTTGAAGTACAGGCTCTTGATAGCCTCCGTCGTTTCTACACTGAAGATGCAGGTTATGCACTTGCAAAGCAGTTAGACACAGACCTGTTCACTCTTTCTAAGTCATTGGGTGACGGCGACGGTAGTGATTTTACTCACTCTAACTCGTTCTACATGGACGCATCAACAGACTTGACTGCATACGCAGTTGACACTGTAGCGGCGGCTGACGTCTTTACTGACGAATCCTTCCGTGCGGCTATTAAAGAACTTGATGACGCTGATGTACCGATGGACAGTCGTTTCCTCGTAGTACCTCCTTCCGTCATTCAGAATATTCGTGGCCTCACTCGCTACAACTCTGCTGACTTTGTATCAGGTCAGCCAACTGTAAACGGTCAGGTAGGTACTCTCTACGGTATCGATATCTACGTTTCAACCAACTGCCCAGAAGTTGAATCAGCGGCTGACAACGCCGCAGGTGGTCAATTGAAGGCAGGTATCTTGGGTCATCGTGACGCAATGGTACTAGCAGAGCAAATGGGCGTTCGCTCACAAACTCAGTACAAGCAAGAATACCTTGCTAACCTCTACACTGCAGATACTCTGTACGGTGTTAAGGTTCTCCGTCCTGAGTCAGCTCTTACTTTGGTATTTAATGCCTAAGTAAACTTGGTAGCCCCTCTACGGAGGGGTTTACCTATTAACATTGTTCCCCACCAAAACAGGCTTGGAAGATGGCAACAGATATCCTCATTAAACGCTCTAGCACTGCTAGTGCTGTTCCTACAACAAGTGACCTATCCACAGGTGAGCTTGCAGTCAATACAGTCGATAAACGACTCTTTACTAATAACGCCGGTACAATTGTTGAGATAGGTACTACACCAACAACAATGGCTGTTACAGGTAATACGACTGTCGGTGGTACATTAGGTGTTACTGGAGCTTCAACACTGGCTAGCGGCAGTGTTACAGGTAACTGGACAGTTGCAGGTACTCTAACTGTTGCAACACCTTCTAACGCTACTGATGCGGCCTCTAAAGGTTATGTAGACACAGCAGATGCTCTCAAGTTAGACAAAGCTGGCGACACCATGTCTGGTGCGTTAGCAATGGGAACAAACAAAATTACAGGTCTTGGTACACCTACAGCATCCACTGATGCGGCTACCAAGGGCTATGTAGATGCACAAGTCACCGCAGTTATTGATAGTGCTCCTGCCGCTTTAGATACTTTAAATGAACTAGCGGCGGCATTAAATGACGATGCAAATTTTGCAACTACAGTTACAAATTCATTAGCAACTAAACTAAATCTCTCTGGTGGTACAATGACCGGAGATATTACATTAGGGGCTAACAAAGCAACCTCGACAGCAACACCTACCACAGACGACACACTTACTCGTAAGGGCTATGTAGATACTCAGGATGCCACTAAGCTAAACCTTAGCGGTGGTACCATGACTGGCGACATTACAATGGGTGCTAACATTGTTACTAGCACCGCTACACCAGCCACTGACGATACACTGACACGCAAAGGCTATGTAGACTCTATTTTAGGTTCTGCGACTGATGCGGCAATATCAGCGGCGGCGGCGGCTACATCAGCTTCTAATGCGGCTACATCAGCCTCTAATGCAAGCACTTCAGAAACCAATGCGGCGACAAGCGAAAGCAATGCATCGACATCAGCGTCCAATGCGGCTACATCAGCGACTGCGGCGGCTACATCAGCTACCTCTGCCTCCAACTCAGCTACATCAGCATCTACATCAGCAACCAATGCCGCAACAAGTGAAACCAATGCGGCGGCTAGCTATGATAGCTTTGATGATCGGTATCTTGGTGCTAAGTCTTCAGAGCCTGCATTAGATAATGATGGTGATGCTTTATTAACTGGTGCATTATATTTTAATAATACATCTAATGGAATGTACGTTTACAACGGATCATCTTGGCAATTAAGCACTCAAGATGCAGTTGTTAAAACAGCTACAACAGGATCTGCTGTAATACCTTCTGGTACAGAAGCACAGCGTGATGGATCGCCACAGGCAGGATATTTTAGATTTAACTCAGACACTGGACAGTTTGAAGGTTACAACGGCACTGCGTGGGGTGCTATTGCAGGATCTGGTGGTGGTGCCAGTGGATTTGAAACTAACTTCTTATTGATGGGAGCCTAAGATGGCGAACGCTTATAAAGTCTTGGGGCAATCGGCTCCTAGCGCAACAACTAACACAGACCTTTACACTGTACCTTCAGCGACTGAAGCAGTTGTATCTACAATATTTGTGTGTAACCGTGGTTCTACAGCCGCCTTGTATCGCATCGCTGTACGTCCTGACGGTGCGGCAATTGCTAACCAACACTACATTGCTTATGACGCAGTTATCTTAGGTAACGACTCTGTAGCAATTACAGTGGGTACGACAATAGATGCAACAGATGTGATTACAGTTTACTCATCAACAGCTAACTTGTCGTTCAATGCATTCGGTTCAGAGATCACTGCATAATGTCACTTTCACGCCTCATCCCAGCTAGTTATAACACTGCACTGAAAAACTCTAAAGGTATTTACCTTGAGTACGTTATTGTAGGCGGGGGCGGGGGCGCACGTTCCACTAACAATGCTGGTGGTGGCGGAGCCGGGGGATATCGTAGCTCAGTTATCGGAGAACAGACAGGCGGGGGTATAGATGCTGAAGGAGTGTTATTTTTCACCTCTGACACTTCTCTCGCTGTTGTTGTTGGTGCAGGTGGACCCGGTGGCACTACTGGTGCTAATGGTACAGATTCTTCTATTGGAGAAATTACTGCCTTTGGCGGTGGTGGCGGCGGTCAGTACAACGTAGCCGCAAGTAACGGTGGCTCTGGTGGCGGTTCTGGTAACGGAACATTCGGCACAGGTTTATATAATCAAGGTTTTGATGGTGGAGACTCCACGGGTGGTTCTGGCAACGGAGATGGTGGAGCGGGAGGAGGTGGAGCTTCTGCTGTAGGCACAGATGGTAATGCCTCTAATGGCGGTAATGGCGGCGACGGTATTGCATCTTCCATTACAGGAACATCTGTATACAGGGCCGGCGGTGGTGGCGGAGGACGCTTTAACGGATCTCCCGGAACTGGTGGTAATGGCGGTGGCGGAGATGGTAATTCAACTACTGCGGGAACTGACGGCACAGCAAACACTGGCGGCGGTGGTGGTGGCACCGGCGGTGGCGGTGGCGGAGCAGGTGGTTCCGGCATTGTAATTATCCGATACAAGTCACCTGTTGCTCTTGCTACCGGCGGAACTATTACTACGTCAGGTGATTATCAGATTCATACTTTTAGTAGCGGGTCAGGTACATTTTCTTTAACTCTTGGTAACAATGTTACATTACCCCGCATTTCAGTAGACAAAGAAGCTGACTCAGTAACAGGCGGAACAGAAGTCACATCTGGTGGTTATAAGTACCATGTGTTTACTGGCACAAGTTCTCTTGTAGTAAGCGGTGGTTATAAAAACATGGAATGCTTGATGATTGGCGGAGGCGGTGCAGGGCCACGAGGTGGCGGTGGCTGTGGTCAGATTGTAAACCAAGATTTTAGACTTACCGCAGAAACTGCAACAATAACAGTCGGCGGTGGAGGCAATAGTGTATGGACAAATTCCATTGATGGTAATGGTAACTCTTCTATTATTTCTGCAACTAATCTGACCATTAAAGCAGTAGGTGGTGGAGCAGGTGCTACTGTATCTGAAACAGATGAAGGTGGTGGAGCACAAGTTGGTGGCGGAGGTGGCGGAGGTGCCAGTTACAGAAATTCATCCGGACAACCTAGAGGAGCTTATTACTTAGGGGCTAAAGGATTAACAGAAGCTGTTACAGAATATTCTTCAGACATTGTTCCTAATGGCACTTACGGATTTAAAGGTGGTGACGCACCATCTTCCGTAAATAACACCAAACTTGCCGCAGGTGGTGGTGGTGGTGCAGGTGCCGCAGGAACTACAGAAACAAATACTAATGGCGGCGGATCTCCGGGCGGTGCCGGAACTAGTGCGTTTGATTCTTGGCTTCAAGCGATCTCTGGCTCAGTAAGTATTGGCGAAGATAGCGGCGGAGTTTTGTATATTGGTGGTGGCGGCGGTGCCCGTGGATTCAACAGCAGTAACAGAGACGGAGCCGGAGGTCTAGGTGGCGGTGGAGACGGTGGCACTAATGGCGATGACAATACAGGTGCGGGCGCAGGCGGTGGCACCGGCGTAACAGACGGCACTAACGGTGGCTCTGGATTCGTAATTATAAGGTACGCAGTATGAGCATAGAATACATAACACGCCCCGATGCGTATGACAAAATTGTCGGCCTTGAGTGTGATTACCTCGTTATTGCAGGTGGTGCAGGCGGCGGTGGTCAAAATGGTGGCGGTGGTGGTGCCGGTGGTTATCTAAGCACTTTAGCCCCTACTGTAGAAACCTCTGATGTAACTGATTTCAAATTAACGCTTGCTCCCGGATCATACTCTGTAACAGTCGGGGCTGGTGGTGCTGGTGGCGCAGGAAATACCCCCGGCACAAATGGGCAAGATTCCAAAATAGACTCTATCCTTGCTTTCGGAGGGGGTGGAGGCGGAGCCAATACCAATGAACTTAATGGTGTTGATGGTGGCTCCGGCGGTGGTGGCTCGGGTAACTCAGGTACTGGGGCAACAGGTTTTATTCGTCAAGGCAATGATGGCGGAGCATCTTCAGGTTCTGGCTACGCCGGTGGCGGCGGAGGTGCTGGAGAAGATGGATATGATAACTCTGGGGCACAAGGCGGTGACGGGGGAGATGGCTTACAAAACTCCATTACAGGCACTGCAACATATTATGCCGGTGGTGGTGGCGGGGTAGGAAACTCTGGTACAGAATCCACAGGCGGCTTAGGTGGCGGTGGCAACGGTGCTACAGGTGCCGCTAACGGCAGTAATGGAACTGATGGTACTGGAGGCGGTGGCGGCGGAGGTGGCTACGGCTCTACCTCTTATGCAGGCGGTAACGGTGGTTCAGGTATTGTAGTCATTCGTTACTTAGGCGCACAACAAGCTACTGGCGGAACAGTTACGTCATCTGGTGGCTATACAATCCACACATTCACAAATTCAGGCACATTCACTGTCAACGCAGATGCGTACAAGCCTCGTGTAACTGTCGGTGAGGAAGGCACAGGATCTGGTGGAACTGAAGTTACAAGCGGTGGCTATAAATATCACACATTTACAGCATCCGGCACGTTTACTGCGGACACATCTGGACTCTTTGAAGTCTTGGTTGTTGCCGGAGGCGGTGCAGGTGGTTATCGTGATGCCGGACTAGCCGCTAACTTTGGTGGTGGCGGAGCCGGTGGTGCAATCAATGACACAATATATCTATCCGCAGGAAGTCACGCTGTTGTTGTGGGTGGAGGTTGTGCGATTGATAACACACCAAATGGCGGTCACTCCAGCGTTGGAACTTACTTGACTTCTTTTGGCGGCGGTAGAGGTGCGGGGTATCAAACTGGTACTCCGGTATCTCCAGAAGTAGCCATAAGTTTATCCGGTTACAATGGTGGCTCTGGTGGCGGTGCTTTTTCTAGTAGTTCTTATTACCATTCTGTTGGTATTGGAATAGACAACCAAGGTAATGATGGAGGTTACGGCTATACTAACAGTGGTAACAGTACCTACGGTGGAGGCGGAGGCGGTGGCGCAGGAGCCGTAGGTGGTGTAGGAACTACATCCGTAGGCGGTGACGGTGGAGATGGCATTTACCTTCCTACTTGGGCCACAGCGACATCAACTGGTGATTCAGGTTACTACGCCGGTGGTGGTGGTGGAGCCAGATATGCAGGTAGTGCAGGGACAGGTGGCGCAGGTGGTGGCGGAAAAGGCGATGACCGTGCATCTGGATCTAACCCAACATCAGGAACAGCCAATACTGGTGGTGGCGGTGGAGGCTCTTACTCTAGTTTAGACCCCGGTGCTGGCGGCTCCGGCATCGTAATCATAAGGTATCAAGTGTAATGGCATTATCAGCATTAAGTGCAAACACAGAAAACGAATCTGGCCTATTGATTGAATATTTAATTGTAGCAGGCGGAGGCGGAGGCGGAAGCCGTATTGCTGGAGGCGGTGGTGCCGGTGGACTTATCGGCACTAATGGTTGTGGTGGCGGAAATGATGCTCTACCTGCAATTGCATTAAAGCCCGGATCGTACACTGTAACTGTCGGCGGAGGCGGTACAGGATTTCCTGATGGTAACTCCATTACAGGAGGCACTAATGGTGGTGACTCTTCTATTGAAGGTATTAATACTATCGCTATTGGCGGTGGTTGCGGAGGTGCTTATGCGGGTGTTCCTCCTACTAACGCCATTACTCAAGTCGGCACGGGAGACATTGGTGGCTCAGGCGGCGGTGGTACTGGTTACACTGGCAGGAATTTAGGCGGTGATGCGGTAGGAAATCAAGGATACGCTGGTGCAACATCAAATCAACAGTATGGTTCTGGCGGTGGTGGTGGAGCCGGACAAGAAGGACAACTTTCTGGTTTAACTACTACTGGAGGGGACGGTGGAGATGGTATGAATGCATACTCCACTTGGGCTACGGCAACCTCTACGGGTGATTCAGGATATTACGCAGGTGGCGGAGGCGGAGGAGCTTACACAGCAACAGGTGGTGTAGGCGGACTTGGTGGAGGAGCAGATGGTGCGACAGGACTTGTCAATGCACCTAGTGGTACTGCTAACACTGGTGGTGGTGGCGGTGGCGCTCAAAATGCTTCTTACGCTGGAGGTGATGGTGGATCAGGCATCGTAGTTATCCGTTACCCATCAGACACACAAATTGCAACAGGCGGTACAGTCGTATCATCTGGTGGTTATTACTACCACACCTTTACTGGTACAGGAACTTTGGAAGTACCTGCGTATGCGACAGTGCCACGGGTATCTGTGGGTGAGGAAGGTATAGGATCTGGTGGAACTGAAGTCACATCAGGTGTGTATAAATACCATACATTTACAGGCACATCATCCTTCACGGTCAGCAAAGCAGGATTGTTTGAAGTGCTACTTATTGGCGGTGGCGGTGCCGGAGGCAGTTATTTTGAAAGCGGAGGCGGTGGCGGTGCCGGGGCTTTAATCCAACAAACCATGTATTTACCTGTAGGAACACATACTGCAACCGTTGGTGGCGGAGGTTCAGGGCATTCTGGAAATAATACAACAGCCGCTAACAATGACCCCGGTAACAATTCGTCTTTAGACAGCG